TAAGGAATTAAGTTAAAATATAGGCACAGGGGGCACAGGCACAGAGGTGGCTAGGTAATACTAGTCAAACGATGTTTTCCACTAGCCACCAATACTTCGTATGACCCTCCCGGGGGGCCTGGCAGGGGCCAACTATAAACCAACCCTAACCCTAAAACCCGCTACCGCATATGTATTTATGGAACCATAACGCTTCGCATCTAATTAAATCCGTGCCAATAAGGGTTCTCACCAGATACTACCCAAGTACCATCTTTACGCTTCATATACTTATGATGGCGATAATACCAAACCCTTTTCTTACCTTTATACCCAGGACCGGGTGGTGGAATCATATAAGGCACATAATCCTGAGTTGCCCTAGTATGATCTAAAGCGGCCTTAACCACTAAACGCCGGCTTTTCTCCGCCTTAACACGTTTTTCAAAAGGAGATTTAACAGTAGCATTAAAAGAAATACCTGTTCCATCGAAATGGGTTTTGGCAAAACATCGATCCATGACATGGCCAATTCTTCCACAACGTGCACACTTCACCATGGCTACATCAAAAATCAAATATTATTAATTAATGATGGCAAGCGGAGAAGGAAACGAGAGAAGTGATTTATACACACCACCGCCTAAAAAATCAGGCGCGTTCATGTGGGCAGACGCCATAGAAGAATACTTAGAATCTGATTCTTCGGCCCCATTTCCGCCTAGGTTAAGAAAAAAACTAGACGAAAACTTTGAAGGGGCAAAAAATCACATAGCTGCAGCACTGATTCAACTCGGGGAACCCGACGGAACACTCCAAATAATCCTCGAAGACTATCATGGAGTAAGACACTTTAAAAAAGTTGACAACATGAGTATGCAAGGCATACACACTGGGCAACCAACAGTACCCCTGCTCATAAAACAAGCAGAAGCCGTCGCAGAATTACCCAAGGATTGGAAAATCAGCAAACGTCATAAATCAACTAATTCTCATAAAAAAATGCCCAGATCATACAGAAAAAGAAGTGGATCACGAAAATCCAACACCATCGCGGTAGACAAAGACGGTAACTTCGTCGACGGTATAAAATTCTACTACGATAAAGTAGAAAAAAAAAGAATCGAAAGACCAAATTCGATACGCAGACGCAAGGACATAGTTTGGACACCCGCCGACTACGCTACTTCAAAATTCGGATTTAGCTCAGCATTGGCATCAGACGCCCAAAAACTTAACAGAGCTATGCACGGATATACTGGTCAAGGTAAATACAACGGTCCAGGGCTTGGGCGCATCATGAACAGAGCTAGAGGGTACATTGGCGGGGCAGCCAAACTAGCTGGTGCAGGAATAGCTGCATATAAAGGACTCAAAGGTGGATTGTATGGAGGACAAGGTGCTTACACTCACAGAAACTCGCTAATGGAGGACGGGAATCCGTCAATGACCATACACGCACAATCAGACGAAACCGATGACATCACTTTGTCAAACGAAGAATGGATTCGACCCATATACGCTCCTTACATCGCACCTGGAACATCGTCAACTTTTAGTTCACAACTAATAGATGTAAACCCAGGACTCTTCAACTTCTGTCCTAAATTGGCAGCTATTGCTGCCAATTACACTCACTACGAACTGCACCAGCTTGTATTCCAATACAGAACCAAAGTAAACGAATCTAACGTTAACAACGGTATTGCAGGCGACGTCCTCATGACTGTAACTTACGACCCATCTAACGACTCGTTTGATAGTGTCCAAGACATTATGCAAACCTCCGGTAGAGCAATGGGTCGTATAGTAGAATCACTTGAAATAGGTGTAGAATGTGATGCTGGCAAGTCAAAGGACACTCGATACTTCGTAAGAACAACGCCCGTCCCTATAGGAAGGGACATTGACGAATTTGACCACTGTGGATTACTAGTAGCGTCTAACAACGTTCCCCATACTTACAGCAACACCGCAATCGGAGACCTATGGTGCTACTACACCGTCACCCTTAAACAATGGAAGCCTGGCGCTTCAAAACTTAACAACCAACAGCGCGACCTATTCGTTGAAAACACTAGTAGATCAGAATTATCTACATTTTACAATGCCGCGGCAGTTCTTACCAACGGCTTAAACCCCACAGTGGTTAAAGCACAACAATCAAACATTGGTGGAATGATTAGCGCCATTGCAGCTGCTTCTAAAACGTTAAGATACACTTTCCCAGCAGAAATGGAAGGTTACTTTGAATTAACACTATCGTTAGAAGGTACGTCTTTAACCAGTACCTCCATTGCACTCGGACAGACCGGTAATGTTGTCGCTATTGCAGACATTTACGCAAGTTTAGGTTCGGCTAACTCACCGGCACCAACATCAAACACGACCCTAATAACTGCTACTGGTCAATTCGTGACCTTCCATGTTAAAGTTAGAGCCGCTACTTCAAACGTTGACAATCAAGTTCAATTCACCCTACAGGGTGGAGCAGCTACAGGCACGGTCACTAGTTGGAGTCTTGACGTAAAAGAAATGACCCAAAACACTTGGCAGTCAAGACAAATCCCAACCCCAAAGTTCATCAATCTCCAGACAGGTATCGAAGTGTCTATTTAAACAAACAAATTTTCCAAGCTAATATGCCTAGAGGACAAAAATGTTAAAGGGTTCGAGTTCTCTCACCCTCCTCTAGGAGCAATTGTGTATACATTCATATACAGTGGAAGTTAGTTACATAGCTGGTGTCTTGTGGCACTTAGTGGGGTACGAAGGAGCGTGAGCATGCCTGAGTCCGAAGCTAAGTAAGGGTTGCCCAGTGTGTAAATAACTTTTTAACTTTTTAATTAAATTAATTTAAAAAAAATCATCAAACGCACTCCAATCTATTTCTAAATCAATAGCAGGTACATCGGCAATAAGCCGAGGATGATCATCATCTAAGAAAGGTCGATAGTCATTGGGTCGAGGTCGTCGGGATCGGTTCTCGATAAAGGGATTAAACTCTTGTACGCAGGAGGGCTCTCCACCCTCCTCGTCAACCGAGTCCTCGACGGTAACGGATCCCAATCTTTGACTGGCTCCTCCGTCGGACTCGGGATCAGATTCACCGGCGTCTTGACCACCCGCAATCGCGGCGTGGGTTTCGTGAGCTCCACCACCAACTGGTTCAACGACTCGATTATCGGTGGGACGTGCCAAATCAGCTTCAGATCCTTTATCGTACCTTCGGATATGGCCAGGACAGACCTCAACAATGACTTCAATGCGTCGTACAAGCTGTTGTAAATCCTCCGGGCAGCGGAGATTCCAGCTTTGAAGGGGCGACTTAGGACAGGAAACAAATATTCGGCGAGGTCTAAAGACGCTAACACCTCCTTTAAATTCGACACTAAGTGGGTACTCGTCGAAATATCTAAGGAGTTGGGAGAAGTCGCAGAAATTCGTTCGATAGTCGTCAAGGACGACGTCAGTGTGTCCAAGGGAGTCATAACCATTCCACCAGTGGTTGTTGCAGGACTTCCAGTAGGCGTCTGGCGCCAACTGACGTATGGTGTACGATTTACCAAGTCCAGTTGCTCCGTAGAACCAGAAGACTCGGGTTTTAAAGTCGCGTGGGGGACACACAGCCGATCTAAATTGGGCAAAAGCGTTTGGGTATCGCAAGAAGAACTCGGGGTACTCAAGGGCGACGTCGCGCAAGGTATTTCCTTCCACTTGAACAGCGTCGGTAAATGCGGATACGTCATTTCGTTTGCCAGGGGAAGGAATCTGGCCTTCTTCATAAATGAGGGTTCCAGGGACTCGGTCGCTGTCTTTGGTGCAATAGGCTCGGTTTGCGTCGGCAGAGGCTTTTGCAAACTCAATGTGGGCACGGTCTCCAAGAGTCCTCTTCCACGTTTTAAACTCGACGGGGTTGGCAGCTTGGATAAATCCCTGGACATGCAAAGTTCCATGATCTCCTCTTTCCTGCTGGAAGACATGGTACTTGTATTGGGCTCCATATCGGGGAATTAAAGTTCGAAGATGAATTAATTCCTCCTCAGTTGGGTTGTTTAATGTGTAGCAAACGGATCGTCCTCGTTTCCTATTCTCTT